TCACATTCAACAGCAACGACTTTTGATGCTCCTGAATCTAGTGCAAGTTGTGTGAATGCACCTATATTTGCACCTAGGTCTAAACAAACTGCATCTTTATAATCAACTTCAGGAAGTAGATAATTTGTGATGCTCTCACCAATCATCTTATCATCAACCTCTTCAGATGCTCCTAAAATTTTTACATATTTTCTTTTTAATCGAGTCTTTTCTAATTTAGAAATTGGTAACTCTGGAAGCTTAACCCTGCTCATTCTATTTTTGTACTAATTTTGATACTACATTTACTAATTGAATTTTTGGAAGATTATCTTGGATAATTTGATATTGAATCGGATCATCTTCAAAAAATCTGGTAATATTTACACCTTGCATTAAAAGTTTATTAATGGTGGTTGCTTTGTGTATTCCAGAAAAGGTTCTAGCCTCTACTGTATGATTTCCTCGCTGAGCAAGTGTCATTGGATTAAAATAAACTTTGCATTTAATTCCACGTTGTTTTAAGATCGCTTTAATTTCATCTTGTTCATCAATACACCTTCCGGTTATAATAACATCGCTTTCAGATCTTGGTGTAATTCCTATTGAGATTACTCCATCAAAATCATATCCATAAACTTCGTTATATTTAGAAGTTGATTTTGTGTTTGTATCTGCATCTGTTGTTGTTTTCTTTTTAAAGATATTAAACATTGTCTAAATTTTTAGATAAAAAAAGAGAGCACTTAGTGCTCTCTTTTTGTTTTGTTAATTAATTAAAGAGCTTTAGTTTTAGCAACTAATTGCTTTCTTGTAGAATCAGTTAAGCGTCTTGCAGCTAATTCAGTACACTCATAAACAGCATCCGAGAACATCATCTGGTCTGGTGGAGTTTTTTGTGTAAATGCTGAAGGACCTCTTAATGCTCCTACAACTCCTAATTCTCTCGCTACTTTTAAGTAACGGATTGCGTCGATTACAACTCCAGCAGAGTTTGGTGAATCTTGCACGCTTAATTGAGCATCAAAAAGAACGGGCGCTCCTCCAAATCCTTCAAGTTCTAAACGGAAGTTAGCAACTTTGTTATCTCCATAGAATGAGATATACTCAGAAGGACCTGCATGTAAAAATGAATCTTCAGTTGAGATTCCTCTAATTTCATTTTGAGCACGGATAACGTTTTCTTTCGAAATCTTTTTAGAAGCTAAACGTGATTTATCTTCCATGTTTAAGAAATCCGTGTTACCTCCAACATTACGTTGAATGTGTGCTTTTACATGGTGACCTCTTTCAAAGGCAAGTTCTTGTAACATTTGAGATAAAATACTTGCTCCAAATTGAGAACGCATATCATCTCCGATTAATGGAATTCCAGCATCGATGAATCTTTGCTCCCATGCAGGGTCAGATGCAATAAATACAGGAATACAGTTTACGAAAGAAATTCCAGTTTCTAGACAAATTTCAGCCCAAAATTCTGTAGTTTTTTGAGAACCTACTGGTAAGTAGTTAACCAATACTTCTACTTCATGTTCTTTTAATTTAGCGATGATTTGGTCTTTCCATTCTCTTGCTTTACGTGGAGTCCAATCAGTACGATTTTTATCTGTAGAGTTTCTCAATTTCTCATCAACTAAAAATCTGTTTGATTCTGGATAGTTGTCCATCAATGCAGCATAACCATCAATTACAGGTGCTTCATAGACCGGAGCAGTAGAAGTAATAACGTCAACGATGTCATAAGCACAGTTTGGTTTTTGTTTTAATGCATATCCAAGAGTTTGATTAACTTTACGTTCGTCGATTTCAAATCCACATACGAATTCAATATTTTCAGCTTTGTAACCTCCAATATCTGATTTCATCATTCCCGTTACTTTATCAGTATTCTCAGTGTAGAATTGTACACCTTCAACCAATGATTTTGCACAGTTCCCTGTACCGATAATTCCAACTTTAATTTTGTTCATGTTTTAAAAATTTAATTTTATATTAATTTATATTTGCTTTATTTAGAAAGTTTCAAAAAAGACTGTTAATAGTTTTCTTTAATGTTTTATTTTTTTCGGACGTCTCGAAATCATATTGATAAAACTCTCTAGATAGGTGAACAGAACCTGGCTTTTCCATATAAGTATCTGCAAAATACTTTGGATCCTCTGAATACCAATTACTTGGCCATTCGATTACGTTCATTTTATATATTGCCGAGAGTTTGTCAACCTCCTCATTAAAGATTTGCATCAATTGAGTTCTTTCGCGATGTGAACCAATAAATGGAGTTCCTTTATAATATCCAGTCTTTGGAATTCTGCGCTCTTCGAATTCTATTGGTAGTAATTTAACAACAGAAACATTCTCAATATTAAGAGATTTCAAGTGTTCAAAGTAATTCTTTACAAGTTTTTTAGTGGCATCTGCCGGCTTTTCTTGTCGGCATAGATGGTGTCTAACATCGATATTACCAAAATAAGTAATCAAATGAGTTGTTCCTTCAGGAATATAATTCGACATCCCTTCTTTCATAACTCCAAATAATGTTTTACCATCATTCCTGCTAATGTTTCCACCTGGATGAAACACTGAAACTGAGTGTGAATCTCCTAAAACAAAAGTTCCTGAATTTAATTTCAATTCAATTGTTTTGGTTTCTTTACTCTTTTTTGAAAGAGCTTCGACATCAAGAGATGCCCATAAAGAGGAACATGCTTTCATTCTGCTTTGTGCAAATGCTCCAACATCTGGCATTTCTCTATTTAAACAATAGATTTGTCCGCTAAAATCTAAGAATCTTTTAATTCTTTCGGCTGGTTCATCAGTTGCTCCACCAAATAAATTATAAGACCCTTGAAATTCCATTGGAAGTGCTACTAACCAAACATCGAAAGAATGAATATCTTCTGACTTAGAAAGTACTTCAACATTTAGGTCTAAAGACTTTAATTGATTTGCTAAGAGATATGCCCATGCACTTTTATGGCTAGCTTTCTTAGAACTATACGTAGTTACTACATCATCAATTGCAATCTTCTTGCCTTGTAACGATTCTAAAACCTCGTAAATGTTAACCATTGTTTTGTTTTTCGTTAATGTAGTTGTCTAATCCTTGGATATATGCAACTGCATCTAATAAATTATCACGTTTGTGATTGTAAGATTCTCTTGAAAATTTAAGTGCAACCAATGCCTTAAACATGTGTTCTCCGGTAACTTCAATTCCTGTCATACCAGTAAAAATCATTGCAGCTCTGTCCATGCCTTCTGAGAAAGGACCATATTGTCTGTCTGCTTCTTCTGAGCGGTTATTAACTATTCCGCTTGCTTCGTCTAAAATGTTCATAAAATAAATTTTAAGTATTATATGTTATATATTGCTTTTGTTTTTTATGCACGTAAATAATTAGGATCGTCATAACTTCCAATAACTCCGGTTTCCATTTCAAACTGACGCTTTTCATGGTCATATTCAGAATAAACATTACAGTTTAAATAGGCACCATTCTTTGAATAAGCTCCAATATATGATGTTGATACGCGAACTTCTGATGGATTAATGTTAAAACAAAAATCATACTCTTCCTGTGTCAAGTATGTTTGAGTGTTCATTATTTGATTGTAACGTTCTTGGTCTTGAATTGAAATTGTTGTCATAATGTATAAGTTTTAATTTGATATGTAAATATAATCAAAACATTTGACATAAAAAAATCCTGGTTAAAAAAGTTATTAACAATTTTACCAGGATTCTAATTTAATACGGGATAGTTGTTCGTGATTTTCTTCCCGGCGGAATAACCCTGTTATAGTCTTCGGCTTTTACTTTCGCGAGCGTCTACTAAACCTTCGACCCATCCTACTTATCACCTATTGGGGTGGTTATGACTGGTGGTCCATTTTCTAGTGTTAACCTTCACTTTGTCTAGGGCTTCAACGTTTAAAGTAGCGAACCAGTTTAAACTCCACGTTTTTCTAGACCTCTTTCATAGTTGTATGTTACTTTTTGCTGTACCTATCCGCCAGGTTCCGTTTCCTTTATGCTTAAATATAATTGCTTGTGTATTGTTTGCTGTAAGGAACCTAATTTCTTTTATTTCATAATTATGAATGAACCGCCTCTTGACGACGCTGCTTCAGTTCTACCATCTTCTAAAGTAACTTTACCTGCAATTTCTGCGCCTAATAATTTTGCAACTTCTTCTGCAACTTCTGTTAATTCAAAGAATACAATGCTTCCTTTTGCATCCGCTAAGATATTATAACCTTCACCTGCTACTACGTTTGGTTTTTTTACAATCTTATTAATAGTACCATCTACTTTTTTAGCAGTCATATTAATAATGTAAATACCACTACGGCTTTTATATGCCTTTGGGCTTGGAGCGTTTTCAATTGGCTCATATACATTGTGATCGGATTCATTAATAAATTGTTCAAATAGTTTAATGTGTTTCATAGTAGTTTTGTTTTCTTTTATATATCTTAAACTATTTGTGCATATCTCTCGCTCATGATTGTTTTATCCATGATTTGCTGAGGTGACTCAATATCTCCTCCAAGTAAACTTGTCATAATTGCTGGAGAGAATCCTGAAACCAATGCAGTTCCTTGTGTATCAAATGCAACTGGCACTCCACCATTTCTGGACTTAATGTTCCAATAAACGATTTGAGGCATTTTGTAACCTGCATCTGAATACATTTTCTCAATCATTTGTTGAGCTGTTGGATTCCATTCTGTTTCATTTCTCCAGCCTCTAGATCCGGTTGCCTGATTAAACTCCATATCCGATAGGATTAAGATTTTATTCGGCATCTCATCTTGAGACAACTTATGTTTAGTGGCCTGATCTAAGATCAGCTTGAAAGTTGCCTCAAGATTCGTTGACATTCCCCAATCGGAGTTTGACATCTGTGTGTAGCGATCTTTCAATGAACCACTTAATACTTGTAACTGTGGAGTACTTGAGAATGTAATGAATGCATCTTTGAAAGGACCTTCATTTCTTTCAGAAATATAAAGACCTAATGAGATTGCAACATCCATACAAGTCACAGTTTTATTACCGCCAGCCGGAGTTTCCATTGAACCTGAAACATCAACTACTGGCAAAATCATATCATTTGCTCCTTCCATATAATTTGGAAGTGCTTTCCATTGCTCGTTTGCTACAACTGAATTTCCGTAATTTAATGATTTTGTAATGTCATAAGGATAAACAGCACCTGCATTAATTTTAGCTTCACCTTTTACTAAAGATTGGATATAAGCTGAATAGCTTTCGTATGCATTTTTACCAAAGGCTTTTTGGTATCTTGCAGATGCAACTGAAGGTAATTTACCGAATTCAATAGAATCCCATTCCCCAGCGCACATTTTAGTTTCAACTACGTTAGTTAAACCAACTAAAGATTTACGATATTGTTTTGGCGACATACCTGTAAATTTACGTAACTTTTCAGCTACAGATCCTTTACGCGGCATCCATTTTGCACATAACCCATTTTCAGCAATTAATGCATCTGAAATTAATGTGAATGCATCTTCCTCTAAGTATGTTCCTACAAGGGTTAATAAGTCATCCCAACGACCATATTCTGGAATTAAGTGTAAATTTGGTTTAAGAGCCAAATCATGATTTTCAGCTAGGTAAGCAATAATGTCTTTGAAAACTTGACGTTCTCCAGCTCCGCCACGAACATCTCTAGCCCAAAACAAAAGTTTCATAGCACGCTCCGGATCTTCGTTAAATGCTTTTGAAAAGGTTGCGATCAAACGTTCTTTGTCCTGGCCTCTCATAGCACCAATGTTAAAGAAAAGGTCAACACAAGCATTCAACGATGTCGAATTAGTTGACATTCCATTTTCTGTTACGATGTCTTCTTGTCTTAAAGCGTCTACGAATTTCATTTTGATTATTTTTTAGTTCTTAACTTATACTAATTACTTTGAGTTTGTTTCAAAAAACTTTGTTTTTTTAAATCTATTTTTAGCCAAAAAAGTCTTATTACTGATTCTAAATCCTCTTCTTTAATATCGTCTTCAAGTGCTGTTATGATAATAAAGTTATCAACCATTTTTTTAGATACTTCTACTTGCTCTACATTAATACATGAGTCAATTGTTTTTTCTATTTTGTTAATAGCTGCTTTTGCCCAATCTTTATAATTTTCTGGTCGAAATATGTAGTTCATATTATGATTATTTTAAAGTTAGGTATTATATAAGACTTTCTAAAAAAGTTTATAAACACAAAAAGACCCTGATTTCTCAGGGTCTTTAAATCCATATTAATGGTATAATTCGATGATACTCAAAATTATTAATATTCAAATGGTGGTGTTCCATAGTCAGCATGTTTAACAGCATACCAAGCTCCTTTCGGTCCTTGTATATACCACCATCCACGATCAGAATCTACTAATTGAAATTCTCCTTTTAGTTTTACATCTTGAAATTTAGAAAAATGTTTAGTTACAGGTACTCCGTCTGGCCATAATTTTGTGCAAACTTGAGCTTTAAAACTTGTACCGTCAAATTGTCCTAAAAAAACTTTAGCATCATATCCTTCTTGCCTTTCATCATTTGCAAAAATATTAACTGCAGTTTCAACACCTTCATTAATAAATTGTTCAAACGTTTTGAATTTCATGCGCTTTGTTAAATAATCCTTGCGTTCTTTTTTTCTTTTTAAGAATTCCTCTTCTGCGTCTCCAGCTCCTGATAAAATATCACCAGATCCAGGTTGAGTTGATGTTGGTAGTAGAGTTGCTCCCATACCTCCAATATTTGCAGGAGAAATTCCTTCATCTGCCTTTTCAGGTAAATCATCATGCTTTGTAGATGCAAAATCCTTAAGCTGTTGAAGGGTCATTGAATCTGCAAGATCCTTAACTTCTTGGCTCGCATCCTTAGGGTCCATTTCTCCTTTTTTAAGAGAATATGCCATACCCATTAGTCTTTGTTGTGCTTTACTTGTACTTGGCATAATTAATTATTTTGCGTCAATATTCATGAATTCATTTCCTCTGATCTCAATATTGTTATATCCAATTTCAGCATCAAATGTTCCGTGAATGTCTTCTCCGGATGCGATTGCAGTATTAGTAGATCCTCCAAGTTTTCTAGAATATTTGCTAGCATCTGCATCATCCATAAATCCAACATTGATTACAAATTCTTTGTCAAGACAAATGTATATTGTATCTGCGCCTTCTCTATTTAGATTGTTAACCGTATCTAGTACCCATGTTCCAGTTCCAGCTAATCCAGTTACATGAACATAAAAAACCTCTTCTATATCTTTTACTGCTTTGTCAACATCTGCTAAAATAATTTTGATAGCATCTTTTTTGAAATCTTCCCACGTATCGTTAATTTCTTTTAGTGTATCTTCAGCATTTCCCTCGAATTTAACTCCTTCAATTTGCTTTTTAAAAGCCTGCATCACCTTTCCAATGATACCTTTTGAAGCATAAATTCCTGTCAATCTGTATACTTTTTCAGCTACAAATTGCTCGTATAGTTTAACGTGTTTCATAATTCTATTTTTAAATTTTTACCAAACGTAGCTAAACGTATCGATTTGTTTAATTTTATCTGCTACATTTTTAGCATCATTTTTGATTCTTTGGATGTAGTATTTTCCATCATATCCTGATTGTTTTTCTTTTTCAGCATTTTCGACATCAGTAGCATAAGTTTGGAAAGCATCTAATAAAGATTTCATGTGATATGCACAGTCAGATAATTTAGCAGGACTTCCTTTAGGAGAGGTACCTACGATGATTTGACCATATTTGTCAGTTTCTCCAGCTGCGATAGCATCTGCAATTTGCTTACTCATTTTTTCAATAGCAGCTGAAACCTCATCTTTAATTGGTAATTCAACAGCTCTTTCTGAAAGGATTAAGTTATATCTTGCCATGTTTTCATCTTTAAAATCTTTATCGCTTTTAAATGCCGTAGCTCCTGATTTTGCTTCTTGTCTAGCGCGTAAAAGTTCAGTAGTTGAATATCTTGCTTTAAGAACATCTAAGTCAATAACATAGGCAACATCAGCTAATTCTGCTACTTTTGTAATTGAAGTAATTCCAGAACCATCGTATCTTTTAGAGTCTCTTTTATCGAATCCAGCAGAACTTTCTCTAGAATCAGACTTTGATAATGTTTCAACCTTAGAGTATCTATTATATCCAGTAGAATACCATTCGTTATTTCCATTAGTGATCGCTAGTAGTGTATTTGATGGAATGATTCCATTGTTCCATCTAGATGGAGTACTACCTGCAATATAAGGATTAACTTTTTCAGAGGTTACTATATAGAAGTAAATTGCATTTGCTCTTTTTTCTTTACGGGCAGTTTGAGGATCCATTTCAATAATGTCGTAATCTTCAATTTTGTCAATTGCTAATTTTGAGAAATTATAAAAAGCTCCTGCAAGGTCTCTAGAACCTGATTTATCAACATTAAAAAGTGTTGATAATTTTAAACTTTTAAATGCCTCGTTTAATGAGTTTTCGTTTAATCTGTTCTCAACAAATTCTGAGAATGATTCATAAATAAATTTTGTTTTCATATCGTTGTTTTGTTTATTTTCGTCTAAGTCAACTACCCAACCATATTCTACATATTTAATAGCATCTTCAGGATCTACTTCCCATTTAACTGCCGCATCTAATACGATTTTTCTAGTGATTTTTGAATTTGGGTATTTTGAGATTTCTTTGTCAAATCCACCAGGAACCCAAACTTTTGGTGCCTTTGTGGTTGCTTCAGAAACCATAATGTTTTTTAATAATTTTGAACCTGATTTTGATAGGCTAATTCCATCCTCAGATACATTAAAGTAGTGTGAATTTCTTTTTAACCATCTTTTAGAATCAGTTGTCATTTCTTTTAATAAATTATCGAACTCATCTTGAGAAATTTTACCATCTTTAATAGCTTCTAAAACCTTATTTCTGATTTTTGCTGCTTTACCAACAACGATTGCTGGATGATTTTCAGTGTATTGTCTTTTAAGAGTAACGTTTCTTTCATTAACTACAGATTCTTTAACTGGTTTATTTAAACCTTTAATGAAATCTTCAACAGTAGATTTGGTTGTTCCATATACTTCATGTGGAGTTACTGCTGCATTTACAACCTCTCCTTTGTCATTAATATAATAAGAACCTCCATCATACTCTTCACCGTCAACGTCAAGATCGAATGAACTATCTTCTAGTGATTTCATATTAACAGTGCATTTGCAGCCATCATGCTTTGAAATTGCTTTTGCTAATGTTTCTGCAATTTTTTTAGTTTCAGCTTTGTTAGCAAACGCTGCTTCATTTAGGAATTGATTGAAATTCATAATATTTTATTTTATTTATATTCTATATATCTTTATTAATGAACTGCTCAAACGTCATGATTTCAGTTGAAAGTTTTTCTGCAACTACTCCCATTGAATCTTCAATTTTAGATTTTAGTTCGTTGTACATTCCATGAATTGCCTTTGGCGTTAAATTTTGGAATTGTTTTTCATCACCACCCAATAGAGCATTTCTTACTGCGGTTGCAGAAATATCATCATCAGTTCTTGGAATTTCAAAAAGTCCAAAATCAGCTCTTACATTTAATTGGTCTCTATAAGAATCATTATTAACTTGATAGCCATAACTTGTCATTCTATCGCTTCCAGTTCCCCAAAGTACTGGTTCGTATTTAGGTCTCATTTCATTGAACATGATATCGATACCTCCGGTTGGAATTACAAATATTTCTTTTAAGAATGGGTATTGTTTTTTAACATTGTTAAACATTTCGATTTGAGTTTTCTCATCGTATGGTCTGCTAAATTCATCACCTTTCTTTTTAGTTTTTGCTTTAACTAAAAATACAACAACTGGGTAGCCATTTTCTTTATGAATTGTTTCCAATACTTTAGCATGTCCTAATGTAAATGGCTGGAATCTTCCAACAAACATATTTACTGGCTGTTTTCCTTGTTCAACGTGATTAACTTTAAGAGCCTCGTTTAGTTCAACTGAGGACTTAATTTTATTATGCAACATAAAATTCTGATAATCATAAATTGCATTCTCATCAGTATTTTCTACAAATATCTTTTCACTAATTTTATCGATGATTTCATTCATACGTTTCATAGTATCTTCATCGATTAAATCAGTTACCTTTGTTCTCTTTTTTCTAAAAGAGCTTAAAATCATTTTAAAAAGTTCTGCTAAAACATCGTTTGCTACGAATTTTAGGGTCTTTTCATTTTTAATATATTTCGTATTTAGTTTAAATGATGCAGCAGATGAAAATTCTGCGCTTTCAAAATTAACTCCAATATATTTTGAAGAGTTTTTATCAACATAAGAATTAAAGATAACTGACATTGTTTCAAGGTATCTATAATCTGCACTCTCTTCCTCTAATTTAATATCGTCTAAGTTATATTGAGCCAAATATTCTAAGAAATCCGTCACTGCAATTTGATACATGTGACTTGATTCTTTTTGGTCTTCAATATTTACAGTTCTATTAAAATCCTCAAGCTTAAATGAGTTCATGAATTTACCATCAATAAAATTAACAATAAGTCCATCAATTTCGCCATCAAGGCCAGCATTTAGCGATGATGTATTTGAATTTGGATTAAATAGTTTAAATATTTTACTTGTAAAGCTTGATTTTTCTTTAATTTCTACTGAATAATCAAAAGCGTCAGAGAATTCTCTATTGCTCATTCCCAGTAGTTCAAGTAATTCATCCTTTTGTAATTGAGATAAATAGCCATCAAAAACTACATTTGGAGCTTGTACACTAAGTTTTTTCGACCACTTGTTTAAGATTTCAGGGTCATTAATAGTTTTTTTAACTTTACCATTTTCTCCAATTTGTTGAATATGTGTAAGTATTAAACTATTCGTTGGTATTGTACCATAAGAGATTTTAGATGCTGCAAGTTCTGGTAAATATTCAAATCCAAATCTCCAGTCATCTGGCATTTCATTTTTAGTAAAAGTTGGTAAACTTTGCATATAGTTGATAGCAATCTCATATAAAGAGATGATTGTTCTGTCAACCAGATTTAATTTATCAGAATTAGAAGATTTGTAGTATTCAAATCCATCTGATTTTCTTCTAACAAGAAATGTGGGAGCTGCAACCTTCTCGGTTACTAGCACCCTATGCTTTAACATATCAATAAAAGATTCTCTATTGGTTTCGTTAAAGTACTCTCTTAATTTTTGTAATGCCATTATCTTCCGTATTTTATAATTCCCATCAGCTGATTAATCGCAGCAAATGTTCCTGTTAGTTTGTACATGTGTCCTTTGTATGAAAATACAATACCTTCGGTTGGTATAATCGATTGAATCCCTCCGATTCTTTCTAGTCTGTCGAGTTCTTTTGCAACTTTTTCAATTTGAGTAAGGTCTCCATTTAATTTAATTTTGTCAGCTTCAGTTCTGATTTCATTATGTAGCCTTTGCATTTCTTTGTCTGGAGAAGCAGCAACAAAGTTACTTGCATTTTTTAAGATAACACTTCCCAGTTCTAAGAAAAGGTCTTCAAATGGTCTAATGTTTTCTTTGAATTTCTTTTTAGCGTCCTCTTTGTCGAATTTTTTAATAGCATCCGCCTGTTCTTTGGTCAAATCTTTGTCCAATGAACGCATATTTAGGGTTTTCTTGTCATCATAAGCCCATCTCAGTAATAATCCCTCTTTAATATTTTGAGGAAGATCGCCAAAGATAGATTCAATTTGCTCTCTCCACCACATTTCATGGTATCTTGCAACTGAATCAGCGTCTGTTAAATTGTATCTGTTTTTAAGAGCTTCAAGCTTTCCAATAAATTTGGCTTGATTCTCTTCAAAGTTAATGTCTTTTTGTAACTTAATAACTTGCGGGGGAATAATTGTAAATGTGCTTCCAATATGAGCATTTAGGTCTTTTAATATACCTGCAACACTTTTAGCAGCGCTATTATCGTCTCCAATAATATTTCCAGCACCATCGGTTTTCTTGATACCATGGAATTGAATTACATCAACATCATAGTGAATTACATTCGGATTTGCAGAATATATCAACTCCATGTTCATGAAGTTCAGCCCATTCTGGAACACTTCCTCTTGCGTTTTTGCCGGTAATTTTATAAGTAAGTTTGCTAAATCTGCGGCTGCAAATTGAAAAGTATCTTGTACCAATTTACTTGCATGTCCTTCAAATTTATTTTGGAAATCCTTAAGGTTCATTGGGTTTTGCAACTCAGTTTTATTTCTGGCAAATTTAACTTCGCCATTTTGAATAGTTGCAAATACATTTTGACCATCAGTTTTTTCAGTTGGTTCCTCTTCGAAGTTTAATTCTCCTTGAAGTCCACCAATAATCATATTCTTAAAGTCGCCAAATGTCAAATCATTATTATCAAACGGATGGGACATGTGTCCAGCTGCTCCACCTTCTAATAGTAGTTGTTCATTTAATTTTGGTTCGTACCTTTCAGTTAAAAACTGATTAAAATTAAGGATTCTTGTTTTCATAGTGTAAATATAATAAAAATACCTGACATGGTAAAACATCAGGTATTATTTATTTTGATTTTTTATTAAGATTCTTGAGCAATCATTGCTTCAATAACATCAGATGAAATCCATCCTTTTGCTTTAACAAATTCCTTTGCAAGTTTTAAGACTTTCTTTTCTCCATTTGGTGTAACTTCATTTTCTTTACCATTTTCATTATTATCGTTCCACTCTTTAACACAAGCTGATACTTCTTGTTGTACTTGCATACTGCTAGGATTTTCTATTTTTCCAGCAGCTTCATGATAATCTTCCCAGTAGTTTGCATCAAAACCTTCAGTAACAACTGATTCTCCTAAAGAGCTTGTTAACATTCCAACGCATGCACCGTAATCTCCATCACATTTTTTAAGAATTCCATCAGCAACTTCTCCAGCTTTAGCCTCGTCGAAATCAGCACCAAATGCTTTTTTCAAAATTGTCATTGCATATTCTTTAAATTCATCATCTGATTTAATTTCAGCCTCTAATAGTTCTGAAAAAAGATCTTTAATGTCTTCTGAATCCATATCGTATTCAGGTGACTGAAGATATGCTAAGATGTCTTTTTTCTTACCTTTTAACATTACCATTCCTGGTTCATATTCATCAACTTCTAATTTATATTTTTTAGAAAGTTTTTTTAAATCTAAATCAGATCCTGCAAAATCAATATCTGCTTCTGCATCATCATTTGGGCTTTTAGATTTAATTTCAGCCTCATTAACTTTAGCTTCAAATACAACAGTAACTTGTTTAACGTCTAAATTATCTTTAAGTAGTTCTCCAATTTTAAAGTACAATTCTTGTAATTCTGCTTCAGTATGGTTTTTATAACCTTTCTTTAACCAAATATCAGTTCCAGAATGTCTAGCCATAAAATCATCTTTAGCTTCGGTTACTTTAGATTCATTACACATTGAAACAAGTTCTTGTGCAATCTTTTTTGCTTTTGAACCAGAATGTCCGTAAGTTTCAACAGTATCTAATGCATCTTCCATCGACATACCATGAAGTTCTTCCATGTCTCCGCCTCTCTCATCTAAAAGATCGTTTAAGATTGATTCAGCCTCTTGTGCCTCCTTTGATTCAATAATAACTATAGATTCTTTAATCCCTAATTCTTTTAATGATTTAACGTATTGTCCTGCAGATTCCTCATCTTCATCATCAGCATATGCTAATAATTTAGCAGCAATTAATCTTTTATAGATTTCTCCTTTAACTAATTCAAAATCGATTGAGTCACTTGAATTTTCCCAAGTATCTGCAACGTATTCTGGATCAATCCAACCATAACCTGACTTAATGTTTTTAATCATATTAGTCATATCCATTTCAAACTGCTTAACAGCACCTTCATATACAACGCTGGACTCAGATAGCTTTTTCTTAGCCATTCTTAATTTAGATATTTGATCGTATAGTTTTTCGTCGGCTGCATAAAGTTCTGTATTCCTAGTACCCATTTCTTTTAGAACATCTTCTGCTTTTTTAATATTAGCTTCAAGAGTTTCAATGCTGCTTTTTAATTCATCGATTTGATCCTCATACATTTCTTTCTCATCTTCGTCGGCTCTATCCCTGTCTGTTTTTAATTGTGAAAGTTCATCTCTATTAGATTTTAGTTCGCTAGTTAATTCTGAAATTTTAGATCTAATTGGATCTTGATCTTTAGGACCTTTTCTCTCAGACTCTAGCTTATCGCGAGTCTGTTGAAGCTTTTCGATTTCAGCATCAATCTTAGCAATCTGCGGATTATTAGCTTCAGTAACTACCATTTCAGAAACTACTAATTCTAGGTCTTTGTCTTTACCAGAAACTGCTGCTTCCAATTCAGATTCTAATCCTTTTTTAAGAGCGGTTTTTTCTTTCATTTGAGCAAGTAATGCAGTTTTAGCATCACCTTCAGCAGCTTTCCATTCTGTTGCTAAAGTAGCCATTTCAGTAGTTACTTTTGACCACTCGTTTTGAATTTTAGCAATTGAACGTGCTTCAGCAACTAATGATTCATTTTTTTTTGCAAAATCTTTTAATTCTGCAAGTTCTTTCTTTAAGCTAGATGGTAAACCTCTTTCAATACCCCAGTTAAAACTTGCATTAACTAACATATATAATGGTAAGTTTGAGTTTTTAGTACCATAAGGTGATGTGCTAATCCAATATAAATAATGTTCAGCCATTTCCTTTGACATTTTAATACCTTCAGCTTCAGTAGTATCTCCATTGATAATGTTTTGAAGTAATCTTTTAGCCATACCGTGTTTTCCTTCGAAAACTAAAGCCTCTTCAACTTTGTATGTTTTACCATCGAATTCAAATTCTTTTTCTCCAGCTTCTTTTGCTTTTCTTACAGCATCTCCAAAAGCATTACCCTCTTCAACTTTGTATGTTTTACCGTCGAATTCAAATTCTTTTTCTCCAGCTTCTTTTGCTTTTCTTACAGCATCACCAAAGGCATTACCTTCGTTTACTGTTACTTTATAGATTTTACCATTAAATTCGAATTCAGTTTTGTCCTCTTCGATAGCTTTTGCTCTAGCTCCTAAGAAAGCATTTCTCTCTTCTAATTTTTTAGGTTCTCCTAATTTATTGATTTCGTCTTCAATATCTTCTGCTTCATCTTCTGAAACATTACCAAACATTTTACTAATTAGGACTTGTTTTTTATCTTCATCCAATTCAGATAAAGAAGTTAATCCCATTTCGTCAAGGATTGCTCCGATTTTACCAACAGTTTCCTGTCTTTTTGCATTGTTTTCTTCTCTTAGTTTCATCGTAGCTTCCTGATTTTTAATTTCAGTAAAACTTTTAAATGAAGAGATTTTGTTAACTTGTGCCATTTTTAATATGTTTTTTTATTACGTTATTATGTTTATATATCTCCATCAAAATTCACTTTCTTTACAGTGTATTCGAATTTCTCCTGTTTATATATAGATTGCCTTACTTTTCCGTGCTTATATAAATAGTTATCCCACTCTAATGTTCTAATATCATCGACAAAATCTACAATTAATACTTTGTCTTTTGAGTGGTGTTGCCTTAATCCACGGCCAATTGATTGTCTAATAATTACTTCAGATTTGAATGATTCGGTAAAAAATATGTTGTGAATTTTTTTGATTGAAATACCAGTAGAGAATGTTCCAAAACTTGCAACAATTACAATTTCCTCTCCAGCCTCCATTTTCTTTTTGTACTCTTCTCTAATATCTGAAGCTGTACCGCCATCAACATAAAATACTCTTTTGTTACTATCTTGTCGTAGCTTTTCATATAACTTTTGACCATGTTCGATACGATGGAAAAGCACTAATGAATTTCTGGGTACTCTTGATATTACGCTTGAGATAAAATTAAGTCGCGCATCGCTCGTGATTACAAAGTTTTGTTCTAATGAGAACACGTCTTTATTATCATATTTATTCTGTGCAAGTTCCATAAACGCAGTTCGCTGTTTTGGAGTTGCATAATTCATTTCAATAACTTTAACAACGCATTGTGCAATATGTCCCTGTTCTTGTAAGAAACTTGCCTTAACTTCACTAATAACTGGACCCGTCTGACTCATTAAGGTTAATTTGTCGAGTGTTCCATCCTTTGGTATGGTTCCTGAAAGTCCAAATCTATATTTTGCATTTACACATTTACCAAGAATTTCTTTGATTGATGCTCCTTTTGCCTTATGAGTTTCATCAACAATTACTGCATCGAATTCTGCAAAATATGCAGCATCTTTTTTAATCAGTGACTGATATGTACCAATGATTATATTCTTGTTCTTTTTAACCTCCTGTCCTGCAAATATCTGTTGAATTCTTAAGTCAATTCTATTTCTAAAGTTATATTCATGGAAATCTTCATGCGCTTGAACAACCAATGAAACGTTAGGTACTATGAAAAGAATTTTTTGGGCATGCTGTTTTTCAAGCATGTATGCTACTGTTAAGAAGCTGATCAGTGTCTTACCAGCTGAAGTTGCTAGCTCTGCAAGGCACTTTCTAAATTTTAAAATGTTATATGCAGTTTCTATTTGATAGTCACGAGGAGTGATCTGTGAACCTCTAAAAAAGTCCAAAGCCCATTCCTCAAACTGTTCTGCATTAATGTTTGAGTCAATAAGTCTTTTAATACCTTCGATTTTAAGTTCGAATCTGTATTCTTTACATATTGACATGATATGACGCCAAAGTCCAGCAGGAATCCATTTATCATCTTTAATATATGATACGTATCCATCCCAAACTCCGCGTTTTACTAGAGGGTGAAACCTCCAACTTTCTATTCTTTTGGTCAGAGAGATTCTAATCTGCTCTAACTCAATTTCAGTAGCTTCATCAATTCTTAAAAATTGATTGTCTTCTGTTAATGTTAAAATCAAATCTCATAAGATCTTTTTTACAACCTTGAAATATCAAGGCGATTCTTTATTGCAAAGCCCATATTATCAAGTGTCTTAATTGATCCCTCAAAAAAACTTTTCTGAGTAATTAATAACTCAAGGATAGTTGTATCATCCGCGATGTCAGCCTCAACAAACTTTTCTCGCATCTTGTCGGTAAGTTTATAGTCATAGCTATAATACTCAACCCATTTATCTTTATATTTTTTATCTACTGCTGCTTTTTGGGATTTGATACGATTCCCCATGGTTGCTAAGTGTTCAACCAATATTTGACGATAACTAAGTGTGTAAGCACTTACGTTTTCTAGATTATTACCGAGCTTTAGTTCTTCGGTTAATCCTTTTATTTTAGATGTCCAATCCTCTCGCTGTTTGATTAAATAATCATCTAGCTGCTGAATTTTATCTTTGGATTCTATCATATATTTTTTATTTTAAAAAAGTGAATTCCCTTTGTTCTTTTCTTTAATGTACACTGAACTTTTAAACTTTGCTTTAAGTTTAGGTTTTGTCATTGTAAATTCTTTTCCTTCATGAGAAATACTTGTCGATGAAAAATCAATAATCATCTTTAGGTTTTTTCTCTTGTTTCTCTCGTTTTCAAAATCTTCGAATTGTTCGTCGATCATTTGTAAAAAATCTTTTTTTATCATAAGTGATATGCATCGAGTTTTGAATCTGAAAAATATTCATTTAGTTTTGAAAGGCACGTGTTCTTTGTAATCCATGCAGCAATAACTAAGTCGTTTAAATCACCTATTTGTTTAGGATATTTATCCCTTTCATTTTTATCAATTTTAGATAGAAACTTATCCCATTCCAAATCGATCTTAGTATCTTTAAAGAACTTTTCCCATGTAAAAATCTTCTTACCTCTTTTAAGTTTCTCCATCATCTTCTTTTTACCGGTGGCATCATTATCAAACATGTATTTAATTGTAGGTATCTCATCAAATTCGGTGGTTGATCGACCAGCAGTTGCAAGTCCTATTGAATTTGTAATGAACATTGCATCGATAGGCCCTTCAAACATTGTAACTTCTCGCTGAAAATCAACCAGCATTACACCAAAAAGAGTTGATAATTTTTTAACACTTACCAATTCCTCTTCAGTTAAATTTAACTCTAACTTTGCCTCTTCATATATTTTTTCAAGATCGTAAGTTAAGTATCTTGAGTTTGCCTTCTTTTCAAGTGATCTGGTTTGGAAGCCAATAACCTTCTCTTGAGGTGCTAAATTTAATACAACAATTCTTTTATCTTTTGGAGAATACATGAAGCGATCTAATTTATTAGACAATAAACGTTTTCTTAGATAAAAGAATGCAGGTTCTCCAGGTTCTATTTCTTTGAATCCAAACCATTCTCTGACTTGGGCTCTTGTTGGAGATAAATCATGTGTGAGTTTAAATACGTCATGTTCAAGAACTTCGATGTCATTAGTTTCCATCTTATGTTCTTGAATGTAATCAATAACTTGGATAGAATCATCGGTGTTTTGAAACTTAATGTGATGGTCTTTTAATAATTGGTATGCATTTGAGTGAGTTGAACAGTTAAAGCAATGATATTGTAAAGTGTCCCAATACAAATTACCACGTTTCTTTTTATGGTCTGTACTCGAATCGCCACAATATGGACATGCCATAGTAATCCTACCTGGCATCTCCTTAATCATATGCTTTGCCGGCTCGTGATGAGCTTTTACAATTGCTTGTTTAACAAGGCCTCTGATTTTTGCTTTAAGTTCCTCTGTTATTTTTTGATTTTGCATACTTATTATATATGAAAAAAGGGCCAAGTTTACACTTGACCCTCTAATCTTACCTAATTATATTAAATATCTAAATCGTTTAAGAAAGAATCTAGGTCATCGGATGAATCTACATTCGTAGAATCAGGGCTTGATGTCATCGATTCAGGAAATTCAAAATCTGAAGATCCATTAGCCGATTCAGCTACTTTTTCAGTTTTAGCTGGAGCTTTTTTAGCTGCTGGTTTGTTAACCACATTATCTAAAGAATCTCCTGGGTTTAAATAGTTTCTTAGGATACTATTAACGAAATCTAATGTTTCGCTATCCCATGCTTTGTATTCGTATGGCTCTAAACTTGGTGCTGCTTCTAATTCAGCTTTGATAGTTGCCATAGTTTCGGCATTACGCTCAGCTGGAGTACCATTCATATCGATCGGACTTGTTTTAGAAGAGAATTTAGATTTATCGTAGTTGTTGAAATCTCCTTGGCGAGTGATAATCAATTCGAAGTTTTTACCCGCAAATAAGTCAAATACTTGAGTTGGCTCACCAAATGCTGGCTTTAATTCTTCGTCGATTTTCTCTTTGATTTTGTAACCAAATTTGAAGATTTTGTATTGACCTTCCAATTCTGGATTTTGTGGGTCTTTAATAATCTTAACAAGAGCGAAATATTGTTCACGTCTTTTAAGTTTATCACTCATTTTACGGTCAACCGCTGAATCACTTTTACGTAATTTAAAGAATACGTCTGCGATAGGGCATTTGTCACCAACTGTAGATGGAGAGTCAACCATTTTACCGTCACCATTGGCGTTTGTTAACCAGTGTACGTACTTTTTTACTAATGAATTTCTTGGGTTTGAAGGGTTCGGAACGAAGCGAATCATTGCTTTGTATGTTCCATCTTTACCATCGTCAGCCGTTGGCTTGTAAAGATCGCTTCCAGATGAAGCTTGTGTTTCGTGAGTTTCAACATCGGAAACTCCTAGATTAAAAATGTCAAATTCTGCCATGTCTTTAATTGCTTTAATTTTTGTTAATACTTTAATTGTTCTAAGTTTTTAAGGGCCCTTTAAGTAACTTATGATAGTTATATAGAGAACGATGATTTTGTTTCACTCTCTATAATAATATATATCTTTTTATTTAGGGGTAGTGGCTACCTGGAGACTCTCTTTTTTGTTTATAAAATATTTTTAGATAATTTTGAAACAAAAA